ATAAGAACGGAATAAATTTTGGTAACGGTGTAATTCTTAAATTTATAGATCATTCATATGATTCAAGCAATGAATCAACTGATGTACACGCAACATTGTTAGTGAAATTAGATGCGCCACTATCATTTAATTATAGTACAAAGTCAATATGTTGGATATCAAATATTAGTATTACGCCATTTGTACAAAATGTAATTCTAATAAAAGAAACAGTATCTAAAAATTATAAGATTTCCGGCCCTAATTTTTCAATCAAGATTATAAATTCAAATCAAAATACGATTGATAACGTTTCTTCCTTAGATCCAGATTTAAGTGCAGATACTCAAACAGAAATTAACATCAATAAAAAATTAGCAACATTAGATGTTGATTATTCTGATTTTTCAAACTTTGTATTATTTTCATCCGCCGCTCTAAGAATAAAGATTTTCAAGAACAAATTAAATAGACTTGATACGTTAGATAATACGTTAGAAACAATTACATCCACATCTAATTCTAGTACAACTGTTTTAAGTGCATCATATGCAACTGAATACAACACATATACTGCGGAAAGTTTATCAATCAAAAATGGATTTGATGGGTTTGAATGTTACTTGTATAGAAGTCAAAGTTTGGTTTCAGGTAGTATATCAGATACCAATTCCAATTATTATACTTATGTTTATGATGCTGAAGAATATGATATAAACAATAGGGACAGTCTAGTAAATAATACTCCAGAATATATCAAGATGGATGAAAATAACAATGATTATTTGGTATTTTTGTCAATGGTTGGACACCATTTTGATAATATCTATCAATACATCAAGTCATTTCCAATTTTAAATTCAAAGGATACAAATTCAGGAGACAGTTACTTGCCTGATATCATTTATTATCTATTAAATTCATTTGGTTGGAATACTTCCACTGATTTTGCCAACAAGAGTTTGGTTACAAATTATCTTAACAATGCAGATTCAGGTTCTCAATCAATATCTGCTAAAGATAAAAATGAAATGATATGGAAACGTATTCTTGATACACTTCCATACATTTATAAAACAAAAGGTACAACTGAATGTATAAACTTATTAATGTCTTGTTATGGCATTCCGTTGAATATTTTAAGTATCAGAGAATTTGGTGGCAGTAAAATTGAAAATTCAAAAGCATCAAGTTATTTGTATGATGAAAAATATTTCTTCACCAAATATAGTTCAAATAATGAATATGTAGAAATTCCATATCAAGATTCCGCAAAATCATTAGAGTTTACTTTTAAACTAAATAAAGATTATAATCTAAATGATATAGTTGATCTAGCATCAAAAGACACTGACTGGAGAATATATCTAAAGAAAACAAGACAAAATGAATATGGAAACATATATTTTTCAATATTAGATAAATCAATTGAAATTGAAAATGTACCAATTTTTAATAAAGACAGATTTTATAACGTATTACTAAGACGTAACACTACATCATCTTTTTATGATACAACAATTGGTGAAAATTATGTTCCAACTGAATATAATTTAGTAGTTAAATCAAATCAAGATGACAGAGAATGTTTTTCAAAATCAGGAAGTATATTCTTGACTAGAACATATAATGAATTATTTGCTGAAAATGGATTTTTGTATTTTGGTAATTATGTCAATTCTACAAATAAATTTACAGGTCTTTTAGACAAAATTAATGTAATAAAAAATCCAATATCAGATTCTCACTTTGATCAATATTCAAAGAATTATAATTTTTATGGCAATCCTGCTGTAGAAGATACATGGACCAATTTATTGTTCAGATATAACTTTGATTATCCAATAAATTTAGGACCAATTTCATCTTCTACTCAATTAATTGCAAGTACCAATAGTGGTAGTGTAATATTGCCTGTAGAAGTCAGTGCAGTTTATTATAGAGCATTAGCTACATACACGCAACCATCTTTAAATGTATCAGTAGTTTCACTTCCAGATCCTAATTATGTAAGATTATATTGGTATCCTTTATATTATGGAAACACATATCAATTACAATATGCTTCAAATTTTATTGGTCCTTGGACTAATTACGGTCCTGTGATAAGTAATCCAGTATCAATAAGTCCTGATTTTCCTGAAGGTAAGGTTGGTATTAGTGGAAGTGCATATAATTTTAATTATAATAGTGTAACACAATCTAATTCATGTACATACTATTCACAATCAGTATTTCCATATCAATTTGAAGAAGTTGATGTTGTACAAGCATCTATAATTCCACAATATGGACCAAATAAGTACAATAATGAAAAGGTTAGAAAAGTAGAACAAACATTATTGACTCAACCATCTCCAATTCAAAGTGTAGCAAAAAATTTGAGTCAATTAACTCCTGATTCTAATTTATTGGGTGTATTTATTTCTCCATTCAAAGTAAAAGATGATGATATAATTGATTTTCTAGGTGATTATGACATTGTTAATGATATTGCTGATCCTGGTTATCTATATGAATCAAGTTATAAGAGTTTACAAACTTTATCAGAGACTTATTACACATATAGGGGAGAAACAGTATTGTATCAAGAATTCATGACGGTATTTAGAAGTTATTTTGATGTTTCTGTATTTGATGTAATTAATAACGTCATACCAGCAAGAGTTAAATTGTTGACCGGTGTACTAATTGAACCATCAATTCTTGAAAGACCAAAGTTTCAATCTAAACCAATTGTGAGAGAAGTAGTTCCTCCAATAGATGCAACTATAGAAAAAAATCCATCTCCAATCAAAATTGAATTACAAACTTCTGATAAATATGAATCCACAATAACATGTGCGGAAAAAGTTGGATTCTCAAGACCATCTAATTTAAACAAAGGATATATTCCTGATACATTGGATGATTATTATCTATTTGTTTATAATCAAGGTGGATATAAATACTTTGATTCAAGAAATTTATCAACGTCTTATTTATATAAAGTAATTGATAACCAAGATGTATATACTGATAACGGTAATACCGGCCCTGTTTCTTATCCAATAAATAAAATTATTTCAGTTCCTGATGGAATGTCATATAATGCCAATAATTTGTATGGTGACCCGTACATAACCAATATATCATCTTCTATTGATATATACAATTTATTGCCTGTTCAACATCTATCATATAAAAATAAACCATTATCTAAATTTTCTGTATATTTAACATCTTCATTGGAAAGAGTTAATTTATTCTATCCTCCAAACGGTGAATTTAGAACCAATAATTATGGTACTCAGATAACATTTTCAATAACAAACACCAATCTTGGATTATCTAATTTTGATGAAGGTAGTATTTATGTAAAGTCAAGAAATACTAATACTACTACAATACTAAGTCCATATGAAATCACAGGATCTGGTATTGTAAATGATTATAATCCAGTGTTAACTCAAAGTTTAAGTTTGAGTCAAAGTGTTTTTGTTATATAAAATAATAAGAAATCTTAATTTTAAACTATTTATAGAATATGGCATATTTAGACAATAAAACAATCATTGTAGATGCTACTCTAACCAAAAAAGGAAGAGAATTGTTGGCTACAAATGGAAATTTGAACATTACCGCATTTGCATTAGCGGATGATGAAATTGATTACGGATTATATCAACCAAATCACCCTCAAGGTACCGCTTATAATGATTTTGCTTTGAGAAACACACCAATTTTTGAAGCTTTCTTTGATGAAACTCAATTGATGAAGTATAAATTGGTTACCCTAAATCAAGGTGTCACTGTAATTCCAATCATTTCTCTAAATATTGACAAGATTTCTGTACCAGCCACTTATACAGGTGACTTATCTATTTCACCATCAACCAATCCAACATATAATCAAACACTTGGTTATACTGCAATACTAGCAAATAAGAATGTTGGTACCTTGGTTGCAGTAGAAACGGTAACATCCAATACTTTATCAAGTACAGTTACTACTTTTGCTGGAGTTTCTGCTGAAACATCACAAGTTGTAGTTGGATTGAAATTTAAGTTTATACCAAATACTGGTGTAGGTACAACAACAACCACAAATTTGACTATAATTGGAAATGAAAGCGGTGGAAGTATTACGATACCTGTAACCGTAACTGTATAACCTTTTTGAAATATGATATTTAAAAAATTTGATTCAACAGATATAGTTGTAGGAAGAGTAAATCAAGTATCATCTCCAATGTGGACATCAGGTGATATTGCTGCGTTACAATCTGCATTTTACACATCACCAACACAAACTGTTGCAACAGGTTCAGGAGTGTTTAATGTTTACAATGGATTGTATTATAACAATGTGTATTATTCAGGTGAACCATTCTTTGCAGTTGCTTACGGAAATTATTATGGATCAGGCAGTTCTCAAACTGATATTGATACTTCAAAAATTTATCCAACAAAAGCAATTTACAGTGAATACGCAAATGTTTTATTGCCATCCACACAAAAAATATTTACATTTGCAACCGCATCTACTGTAACTGCAAACTCAATCACAACAATTACAGGTTCAAGCATTTATGCAATATCTTTTACTGTAAACAAATATAAAGATAAATTGGATGAAGGTCAACTTGAATTTAGCCTTAGCGGATCAAAAGGACAATTTACATTTATTGATGATTCATCAGTAACAGGCAAAATTGCAGATTCTTACAATCTTATCTCCGGAAGTATTGTCAACGGAATTCCTACACCATTCACAAACGGTGGAACAGTAACCGCTGTATATTATGGTATTGGTACATTGTATCCAAAAACAGGTACAATTATACTAAATTCATCAAAAATCAGTGCATTAACAGGTATTACTGATTTTACTGGTACAAATCCTACATCATATGGTTTATATCAAAAGAATTTGATTGATGGGATAACAAAATGTGTCACAAAATATTTCAAGGCAAGAAAATCAGAATTTTTACCTTCTAAACATTACTTTGTGAGAGTTAAAAATCAAGAATTTAATTATTCAAACAATCCGTCATTTGTTTCAGATGGTACAGATGGTAAACAAGCAGGTACTATAAGATTCAACCAATTCTTTACAAATCCTCAAAGTTATATAACCACTGTTGGTTTGTATAATGATTCAAATGAATTGGTTGCTGTTGCAAAAGTAAGTCAACCTGTGATGAAGAGTTTTGATAATGAATCTCTCATTAAGGTAAGATTGGATTTCTAAAAAATGATAAAGTCACTTAAAAAAAATGACATTAGAACCACACCTTTCACTGCTACTAAAAAATGGAATCCTCAGAATAAACTTCACAAGGATTTAATACTGTGGCAAAGTGGATCTGTTAGTGGATCATTGTCATTGACTTTTAAAGAATACAATGACGGAACAGTAGCACCTTATACATACATTTCATCTGCAATTGCTCTTCAACAACAACAAGATGATTTTTTAAGATTCAGAGAAGGTGTAAATTTAACAGGATCAATATCACCAACTGGAAGTTTTTATTATGATCCTGTTTTGTCTGAAAAGAATGTGGACGGTACATAT